TATCGTGAACGTGAGTCAGGTTTACATCGGAGTTAACACCGAAGTTCAGGATAGCGGCATCACTGACAAGTGTTAAATCATCCCCAACACTCGCGTCACCGCTCATCGTGACAGCACCAGTAAGCGTACTCGCACCACCCACGGTCAATGTGGAACTCAGTTCCAGATCAGCGAGCGCATCAAGGACAGCCGCGCCACCTCCAGCACCATCGGTGAAGATTGCCGAAACCTTGCTATTGCCGATTGTAATGTTGGCCCCGGAACCCTGACTTATGATGATACTATAAGGACCAGAAGAGGCGGAATCTGTTGTAGCGTTCTCAATAAACCACATCTTTTTGAGACTGCTCGGGGCCAGCGTAATAGTTCTGTTTGCCGAGAGCGCTCCCGTGAGCTTGATGTACGCATACTGAGCATCAGAAGAACTGCCGTCCGAGATAGTGATTGTCTCATTGGCATCTGACATCGCATGGGAAACATATCCCTGCGCTCTGTCTATGTAATCGAAAACCTCATTAGTCGAATCTCCCCAAGTACCAGACTCATCACCAGCAGCGATTTTGGAGAGCCGAAGATTTTCAGTGAAGGTTGCCATATCTACGCCACCCTTACGATTGCGTTATGCTGGTCGGCAGACGGAAACTCGATTTTGAAATCAGCAGCCGCTTTGATCCGATCAGACCCGAAGTCTAGGACTACGACTACTTTGTTTGACTTCGAAGAATTATAGATGAGGGCCCCCCTAGCAGTGATTGTAGCCGTTGACCAAGTGACATCGCTGAAATCAGTCAACCCTACAAGCCCATCTGAAGTCGGAGTCACCACTGTAAGCGTGGCTCCTCCCGCCGAGTACGCCGTACCCGAAATCTCTTCCGTGGTCGTGTACACAGTGGTGCTTGGCCCAAGGTCCGCGCTGCTCGAATAGAGAGCGATCTTGAAAGTATTCGACGTAAAGTCGTGGGTTCCTTTCAAGAGTTCGACCTTGAACGAGGTTGGTACGCATTGCGTGATTGCCACGGCACCTCCGATAGAAATCCTTTTTGCCTATGGCAGCGGCCAGGAACCGCTGTGCAATACGTCTAAACCAGCACTGCGTCGGGCTGGTAGTCGTCCTGAGTCATTCCAAGCGCTGCCTGTCCCCTTAGGAACGCAAGTTTCGCACTAAAATCAGCCTGATAAATTTCCATCATATCAGGCGACCCCTTCATGAAAATATACCCTTCAAGAATGCATCCAGCCAAGAGGGTCTCCTCGGCATGCGTTCCCAGCCACGAGTTCTGAGTATCAGAACTCGTATTCACAATCGTTGTTCCCACCCCATACCATCCAAGGGTGTACGTATATGTACTGGCAGGCGTCGGAGCCGTGATAATCGTCGTATTAAACGAAGAATCCGTGGTTTGGAGACTATAGTACTTAGGTACGCCAGTTGTACTTGAGTTCGGATAAACTTCCCGGATAAACGAAGCGTCTTTTAATAGGATTGGACTATTCACACTAGACACAGCCACTTTCATAAATCGCGGTCTGATAAAACCAGATGGAGCCGTTACTGTGGATTGATTCGCAGTAAAACTTGCTGAAGTCTCCGTGAAACCATCGGGTAAGATGACTGCACGATAAATCAGATTTTCAGCCCTAGTCGCGATCTCCTCCATATTGGCTACAAAAGTCGTTTCAGTGTTTTCCAGACCTGACTGGATCGCTGTTTTCAACTGCCCCCAGTTCATTGTCATTGGATCGTCACCGAAGTAGTGCCAACCGTCATCTTGGTATTGCCCGTTCCTACAGGATCCCAGGAAAACATACGACGACTCTCAGCTTGTGAGAGGTCTGGCCGTGGGTCTCTGAGTGCCTGAGGATCAGGAAGGTCTTTCTTGAGCTTCCCGAGCCAGTTTTGAGGTTGATCTCCATCTCGCACATCACGACCAACCTTGAGGCCCGTTTTCCTGCCCTGGACATATTCATTCACGAGATCGGCTTTCGGGTAACGCCACGCCGTCCGATCACAAAATCCATAGGCATATTTACCCGAAGCCTTCCTGCTCATATCCGAATAATCCCCGGAACGAGGCTGAAGCCTACACGCTCACTATCTGCCCCTAAAGCTAACTCCCACTGCTTGATGGCTTCCATCTCAAGCTGAGGCACCAAATGCATAGCCTCTTTCTTTTTAGCAGCAAGCTTGAGGGCTAAATCAGCCGTGAGGGCTGGCAGGAATCTCACAGGAACATCTGGATTCGTTGCGCCAGGACTAGCACCCGTATCTTCGATACGCCTGATTTTTTGGTACACGAACGTGTAAGTGCTCTTGTCCGGTACAGGCCATAGGTGCATGACTACTGAAGAAACAAGCCTGTTCAACCAAAAATTAACGGGCCTACCCTGAACGAGCTTGTTTGGAACCCCCGCCCATTCAGCAGTGCTGAGTCTGGTAACAGGAATATCTTGTTGGGAAACACCCGATCCTGTACGAATAAAAGCCTCAATAATGTCTACCGTATCCGCAGCCAACGTGATGCTGGCCGTAGCGGCAGCAAGAGACGTGGAGGTTTCCTCAACTGTCCAGAAGTTGACGCCCTTATTGCCCCACTCCTGCGAGATGAGATCCAAGCTCCTCCGAGCCGTATTGAGATCGTAGCCTGTCCGCATACGTAGGCCACAACGTTCGTACGCTTCTTCAATAATCTCGGCAATATCGAGATTAAAAGTACTCGTTCCCGAGGTAGCCATTAGTACGTCTTGCTCATCTCAAGGATGATGACGTACGTGTCATTCGCAGAATGACCGATGGTGGTGAAGTAAATGTCCCCATCGATACCACTTCCTGCATTGTTGCTAATCGGACCTATAGATCTAAGGTCCCAATAGAAACTCCCATCGCTGGGCACGCCCATAGCAAGAACATTCGCTGTTGCCTTCCATAAGCCCAAACCCTTCGTATAGAAACACGAGTACAAGTTGCTCCAGTGCTACTATTGGTGTTGAGAGCCGAAACATCGACTTTCAAGACCGTTGATTCTCCATTCCCGTCACTAAGATTCGTGAACTTCATGACAGCGACTCTGTCGCCGTCAGCTAGGGTTTGGGAGGTTACTGCATCTGCCATTATTTCTCCATGTCAGCAAAGGCCTTAGCCGCCGACTTCAAGAGGATTCAAGGGGCAGGACAATGTTACGAAGTCGGCACGTATTCGATAATGAACGTGAACGATCCCGCAGTAGTAGCATCTACGGTATTCGTGATGTTGCAGTAAATCGTCCGTGCAGAAGCTGCGTACTGAGCCGACACGGGAGCCGTAGTAGTACTCTCCGTTGTGGCTACCAATGTGCAACTTACAACATTACCCACTACAACTGTCGTTCCACCATCTAGAATCTGATCGGTGATCGCCGCAACGATCTGGGCACCGGAACTTGATGTTCCAACCTCAAACCCAATGTCTCCCGTTCCGATAACCGGAGCAGTGATACACACAATTCTGATGGCAGTGAGAGTGGTGTTAGCTGGCTGAGTAAACTCACCGATAGCTCCGCTATCGCCTGCCGTTGTGTTGACTGTGACGCCTGAAGCGTACCCAACACCCACTCCTACATCGGCCACAAGAGTGACCGCGCCACCTACGGTAGCTTTCGAAACTCTCTGGATCTTGCCCTGGGAGCGAATGGGACCGCTCCAAGTCGAATTGCCCATGGTGTATCTCCTGTCTTAGGCTAAGTCTACCCGCACCTTACGAGCAGTCAGGAGCCATCTGAAATGGGGAGGGAGGATTGTCCCCCCTCCCCGGATGTATCAGCCCCCAGGGCAACCAAACATGCTCAGAGGATCACTAACGCCGAAGCTGTAACGCTCCCGCGCCTTGTAACGCACATTGCCCGTATCGAAATCGCCGTCCATCCCAGTGGCGAGAGCGACGCGGGTGAAGTGCTTCATTCCGTCAGGAACGTCAGTCTTGAGGAACCAAGCGTCCGTATCCGTCAAGAAGTTGTTGATGGTATACCCACCAGGGATCGCACTCGTAGAACGAAGCGCGTTGATGTCGTTGTCCGACGTTTCAACCCTGAGAGTAGACTTCAATACCCGCTCTGCGACAAACTGCAAGTCGGTCGGGATGATGAGCTTCCTCGCCTTCGCTGCAATCAGAAGACCACGCTCATCTGTCCAGCCAGCAATTTGAATAATTGCGTCTTCCAACGCCGTCTCATTCAAATCCACAGCAGTGGACGGAGTATTGGAGTTCGTGCCGCCGCCAACGAGCGGGTGCGACGTATTAAACAGCGTCACACCGTCGCCCGAATTGAACGAACCACCAGACTGTCCGTTATTCAACGGGTTGACTGCCTTCACCTGTTTCGTATACGCCATGGCCCGTGCAAGCGCCTTGGTGTACCGAGCCGACAGACTGTCGTACAGGTTGTCTTCCATCGCCTCTTCGGTGATAGAGAACGCGAGAGCAATCGTCTCGTGGACGTACCGAGCGGTAAAGCCTTCCTGTCCGCTATCGTACGCCACGCCGTCTCCTTCATCCTTCACAGGCGCTGCGCCGAATCCGGCCAGCTTGACTTCTTCCTCGAAACTACGATCTGAGTTTCCAGAATCGTAAATCTCCGTATGCTGATTCTCGTACTGCTTGTACTCCAATCCGAAAAGGGCGTTGAGACCAGGCAGTAGTTCTTTGAGCATTTGTGCTCTTGACATTGCCATGGCTTAGACCCCCGTCGTGTTGAGGTACTGATGACCGACGTTAAACATGCAAAGCGTGTCGGTGTAGGTGTCTCCTACCGAGTCCAGCGGGCCATCGGTAAAACCGATGATCTTGAGAGGAAGCGTGTTGGTCGTTGCCAGATCGGACACGTCGATATCGTTCTTCGACATACCAATGCTCGTACTGCCAGCCGTCTGAGTGATGCCAACGTTTCCAAGACGGGCAGCAGCAGCAAGCGTGCCGTCACCCTGCATAGTAAAGACCACGAACGGATCATCCAACACGTACGCGACAGCGTCCGAAGCCGCGAGGCTCGCGGGCCACTGTTTATTGAAAGTGGGCACCTTCGTCGTAGGTTCCGTATAGAAACATCCGAGAAAGATCCCACACGGCGTGAGAGTCGTTGTGCCTGTATCAAGCTCAACGCCCCCTGCTGCGACTCCCTTGACGAAATCGCCATAGAAAATCGCAGTCCCATAGCCGCTTGCAATCGGGATGTGACGAACCTTGGAATTCCAAGATCCACCACCCCCCAATGTGCCGATTGGCCTGGCCCCGTAAGGGGTTGATGTTGTGCTCATAAAAGTCCTTTAGCCTCTCATGACGATACTGAAAAGCGCCTAGCCCTACTATCCATCACCGCCAAAAGTAGCTTCTCTTGTTTGTCGATGTGGAGCGATGATCGGCATGCGGGCATCAGAGTTCCTCATTAGAGCAGCATCCACTGCGGCCATCTGGGCCTGGGACATCTGTTCAAAGTGTCTCTGACGCTGTTGCATAAGCCCTTCTTCGATCCTGCAAAGGAGAAGGCCTCCGATTTCGAGAGCACCCCTTTCACCAAAATTGGAGCCCTCGTCGGAAACCTCCTGAGCAAGCCTCGGATCGTCAACGATCCGAACCGGCTCCCACCCCTCCCTAAATCGCTTAGAAAGGTTGCGGTTATCACTTTCCCCGAGCATAGAAACTCGGATCCAACGAAACCGAATGCCCGGAACAGGCGTTGGCTCTGGTAAATGAGAGGGAGCCTGCCAAACCTGGGTACGCATTTCTGCGCCCCGTGTTTCGGCTTCCCTCGGCATGCGGATTTCGTCTGCGACCTCATCTTCAAATTCAACGGACACAGACTCTTCCTGCACCTTATTCTTAACCATTTCCTAGCCTCGCTTGTTCGAGCTTCCATTCTTCGATTGCATACTGCTTGAGAGGAATGTTGAGCCGTTTGGCCAACGCGACCTGACTAGCACGCAGTATGAATTTGCGCGGCATCACCCCGTTGCTTCTCGCAGACGGAGGTACCGGAGGGGTGCGCCTGCGAGCAGGCGTTGTTGCGACAGGGTATCCAACGTTACTGCTTTCTACTTGGGCGCTGGACCCGTCGTTATATAACTCTGGAAACTTCTCTACCAACTTATCGTTGATGAGGTTCCAATATTCATCGCTATCCGGCTGAATTATTCCTTCTTTCACAATCTTCTCATGAAGACCGTAAACGTAGGAAGTTCTTTCTTCCTCACCATCAACACCCAGCCACTTGTTGTTCTCATACCAAGCCGAGGCTTCAACCGTAGGCTCGGGTATCGCAGGACCCGCTGGAGGCGCCTCCCTTCTAGGAGCCTCTGCGGCTGCTGGAAGGTTTTCCCTGCGCCATCTATCAATGATATTCCTTGAAATCAGGGGTGCATTCTGTACGGCGCTCTGGGCATCATTTAAGGCTGCGGTAGCCCTCGTAATAGCCTCCGCATCGCCCTCTTCATGGGCTCGTGTTAAAGCCTCCCCAGCAGTTCCTACAGAAATCTGAGCACTCTTTACGACCCTCTCCGTAAGTTCTTGGTGACTCGTCTGGAGGAGGCCGACTATGCTCTTATTTTGATTCCTGATAGCCCCAATATGCTTAACGGCTTCGGAAAGCTCTCGTTCAGCTTGATCAGCCCGTCGTCTCTCGGCATGGATCTGGGTGGTCTGTCTCTTGATCCGACTCTGAACCTTGGTCCCATAACTTTGAAGCTCTTCTTCGGTAATATCCTCAGAAGAGGTAGGGCCCTCGGAGGTCTTTCCTTGGTCAGCCCTAGGGGCGTCATCGACAATCTCAATTTCGACGTCGTCGCCAGCCTGAGTAGTTTTCACTTCCTCTGGCTCAGGAAGGACGGAAGCTCCTACCGGGGTCATCCCTTCAGTAAAAACTACGTCGTCCTGCTGTCCCACATCGGCTGCTGTTGCCATTATCAACCTCCCCTAATGCCACGAGGATCTTTCACGGTACATTCTACGGTATCATCATTGATGATGCGGTAGGCGATACCTGAAACTGCGATGCGAGTACCCGAGTAACGGCGGAAAGTGACGAAATCGCCAACCTCACACCATGCGCCAGTCGGGAACCTTTTCCCCAGGTAACAATCTGGACCCATCTGGAGGACGTGGCCGACCACGGTGGCCGTATGATCCTCGTCCATTTGTATAGAAGTTTTATACAGTGTGACTGCATGCTCCTCACCGTCTTCAGTATCATAAGTATCACTGATTTCGGGAATGGCCACGAGGATCTTGTGGCCCTGAGGTACGGGTAGTTGGTCTGCGAGAAGCTCGAAGTCGATCTTTCCAGTCTGTAGAACTTCTGTAATCTCGGATTCCGACTCACTGCCTTGAGGATCTTGATAGAACAACGATCCCGATGCCTCTGTAATCGTATTTTGCCTAGCTATTTTCACAATACCTCCTTCAGGGCGCTCTAATTGAGCGAAATACAATTCTAGTCTAGATCCATTTTGTTGTTCATGTCAATAAGAAAGAATTCACAGGCACGGAGAGCACGTATGATACCCACCTTCTCGCGGTACTCTGCGAAGCTCCCTGCATCCCCTCTGATAAGACTATCACTATGTATAGCTATTTCTTGTCGAACATTCTTCGTCACTGCTCCTAGCGCAGTCAGAATATCGATTATCCACCTCCAGAATCTGACCCTTTAGCGATATCAGCACCCAGCTTAATCGCCCTCAAAGTCTTGTCCTTGTTGTGTTGGTCCATATCCGCCTGAGCCTCACGCTGAGACTCTCTCTCATCTTGTTGAATCTGGGCCGCAACAATGCCCTCCTTCGATTCAATTTGCCGTATCTTGATCTCGGCGTCGAGTTCATCGGCCTTCGCCTTACGCTGCAAATCGGCTTCTCTGATATCGAGTTCTCTTTCGGCCTGTTGAACGACAGGGTCCTGCTGCATCGCTGCATTTTCTTCGGCCTGGGCCATGGCTTGTTTCTTTCCAATAAGCTGGGATGCCGCTTCTGCCGCAAGGACAGAAAGCCGCTGCTCCAAGTCCTCTGGAATCGGCTGGCCAAGGGGCGGAAGCTCTACACCAAGCTCTTCTTCGATCTGAGATCGATACAGGAACGCCATATGCTCTCTAATATGAGCGTCCAAAGCTGAACCAACAGCCTGCCCCATAGGACTATTCTGAAGATCCTGTTGGAACTGGGGATCCTGTAAGAACAGATTATGGACCATGAGATGAGCATCGTGATCCTGATGCTGGTGAGCTTTCACTGGAGACGTATTCAAAATAGACATATTCTCGACTACGGGGTCCTGCGGAGGAATCTCTTCCTCCATAGGTACGATCCTATCGGCTTCCGGCAACCCAAGAGCTTCAATGACCATCCGATGTAGGAACGGAATATCATAAACTTCCGGTGCCTGAGCCACGAGTTGGAGGGCTGCCTGAAACTGCATAATCCGTTGGGAGAATGTAGAGGCATTGGGATCTGAAACTGGAATAATGTCGATACGGTCATCGAAATCTTCTTTCTTGATCCCCTCTTCTTCGTCTGTCTCATAGGGATACGCTGGTTCACCGTAGTCTCTTATGACCCTCGCCAGGATCCTGAACTCTGCTTTCAGTGCTTCATGGATACGCTGTTGAATAGCACTCTGGATCTTGAGAGCACGCTCCATGATCGCAAGTGTGGTCCCAACTGGAGCCTCCGCATTCATATCCGACACTTTAATGTCAGCCATGGAGGCGAAGCTTCTGCCATCCCTAACAATCATTTCGAGCAATTGGAACAGCGTCGCGCTCGGTTCTCCGTACGGAAGTGGGAACAGGTTGTCCCTGATACTCCCGCTCGGTACGTCTACGTCACGCCACTCTCCAGGCCTGATTGGATCATCTCCACCCGCTGTCCTAAGTCCTCGTGTTTTTAAGCCTCCCGGAAGATTGGCCAGCGTTCCCGCATCGATAAGTTGTCTAAGGGCCGACGTAGCACCCTTGGCAAGCGAACCGATGAGGTGGATGAGACCGAACGAATAGAATCCAAAGCCAGGAATAAAGTCGTACTGAGCGAAATGCTGCTCTTTTTCCTGCCTATCATCACTGGGATTCCAATTACGCCTGATCGACAAGATTTGGGACGAGGTTCTGTCGATGCTTACGATATATGGAAGGGGTAATCCATTATCCTGCTCAAAACCAACAAGATCCAGGTCTGTGTGAATCTCTAAGACCATATGACGAGGATCCGTATCCGTCTCCGTATCCTGAGTCCCTTGAAGCCTATCGATAGCATCATCGATAGCATCACGTTCAGGATTCGCAGACGAAAGAACGATGTCATCTCGGTAGAAATGTACAGCCTGGAGCTTCAGGAGATTGTTAGGGCTCATGCGCTGAACGTGAGTCACACGTTCAGCAGTCTCTACGCTCTCTGCGGCGTAGTTAACGACAATATCCATGGCCGGAACAAACTTCGAAGCAGGCCGTTCAAGCACTACATCCCAATACACTTTTCTGAACGCAGTCCCTGCGAGGGGCAAACTCCAGAGCAATCGGTCGGTTTCTCTCCGATACTCGCCCATAGTATTCATGACCGTGTAGTTCATGTAGTTCGCTACACGACGAGCCTGCTTGTCCATCTCGTAACTATATTTTCCAATAATAGCTGTTTTTACTGGCCCCTTCGCTGGAAGGATCTCGCCAATCGTCTGGCTCTGGAAGCGAACGACTGCTTCGCCAAGTATCGGATGGTAAACCCCGCTCGCGCCCTCCCACGGTTCGCTACGATCTTCGAATTTAAGACCGAGAAGATCTAAACCATCGACATAGGTTTTCTCCCAATCGGCCCGTGACCGTTTATCGGCTTCGTACAGTTGAATTAAAGATGTAGCGAGGAGATTTAGATCTTTCTCTTCCATGTAAAGGGCAAGGTTCGCATCGTGGTCCTCTACTTCTCCGAAGGACTCTAGAAGCTCCGACCCTTCTCCAAAATCGATCTCAACGCCACCGTCCTCCGTAGAAACCATACCATCCTCACCATCCTCAGAAAATTCTTCTTCTCCGAAGACTTGGATCTCTCCTTCGATTACATCAAAATCGACGACGGGCTGCATGGTAGGGTCAAATGCCATCGATTATTCTCCTTTTCCTAAATATTTGTAAGCTTCAGGATCGTAATAAGGGCGCTCATAAACATCAACAGATTTAACGTCCAGGACCCCTGCTCCGAAGCTGCTGTCCCGGATAACTCCGAGTCATCGTAGGCTCACTGGATTGACGGGGGAAAAGGTAATCGGCAAACCCCCCTCCTTGCCGGTAACGGAGAGGCATCAAAGGAGCGGCTTGGTTCTGTAGATTCTCATAGTATTTTAGCTGATCCTCGTACGAGAGCGAACTTGGTGGGGCCGGACCGTAGAGGCCGTAATCTCGATATTCTCCTGGTAAATCACCTGAGCCAAGCTGGGTAGGAGACGCTGCGATATCAGTTAAGGCTGAGACAGGATGAGAGGTGGCGGCGGTTGCTGCGCCTGCTGCAACCATCGCAGGCAGTCTATCGCGAAAAGCCCTGAGTGACGCGACGCCCACATTCTTTAGGCCTCGACCAGCCCTAGCGGCACCACGACGCACGGCCGCCCTCGTTTGTTCCCGATAAGCCTGTACTTCCTGCGGTGATCTGGACGGCATATCGCGAAAGTACTGACCAAGGGCACTCCTGTATGGGGTCGATCTTGGGGCCGCAGTAGCATCTGGGATCTCATCAATTGCATTAATCAGATCATTCCTTCGATTCAGCCTTGCGAGACGATCCTCATATTCCGATGCCGTGAATCCAGGCGGTGGACCTTCCTGCCCTATGTGACCGAAGATTTCGTCCATCGACTGACCGGGCCCCAGCTTAACTATTGGCTCAAATTGATTTACAAACCTAGCCCGTAGCCTAATTCTCTGCATCGACCTTGGAGATCCAATCTGCCGGTTCGCATATCTTCGCGCCCAAACACGGTCCTTAAGATCCTGATTCGACAGATCAGAAAGATCGTTACCGACTTCTCCTGCCCATTCCAGATCGCTCATTCGACCCGTTCCACCGAACATCGGATCATCCCAGGCTTGAGCTATTTCTTCTGCGGTAATCGGAGGACCCATAATGTCAAACAAGTCTCTTTCGATCGTACTAATGTGTTCGCCTTCAGGGAAATAGCTTTCGTAAGATCCAGGTCTTTCTTTTGCGGAACGATATCCAGAGAGTTCACCGTACCCCTTCTCATATGTGGAGCCTGTCGGGGCATCAGGATTGCGTCTTGCAAACTCCTCGCGCACATCATAAGCAGAAGGCTCCATAGCTACCTCTGTGGAGCGGTTAGCCCAAGTCTCTGTCCCTGGCATAGGTTCTCTTGGCGGGGTTGCAGAAATGGCCTCCCGTGGCCGCTTCAAGCGATCAAATTCCTTAAGAAGGAACCACTCTATTTTCTCCTGTGGCGTCATCTTCGCAACAACTTCGGGACTCAACTGATCTATTACGCTCCAGCTCTGCGACAGGAGGGGTGATTGGGGCAACGAAGCTACCCCAACCTTAGGCGGAGGATCGACTCGACCGCCGCCCTGGTATCTACGCAGACTAGCTATCCCTCTACTCATTGCTGTCCTGACATGCATTAAGTCCGAAAATGAATATTCTCCGCACCCACATCAATAGTATAGCCCTGAAGTCGATCTGTCTCTTCCGGGTGAAGTAAAAATCGGCTCATCCGGCTCATAATCGTCCAAAAGACTGATAAGCCCACCCTGCCGGATCCTGATAAGAGCCTGTGTCACGGTATCTACATAGTCATCATGTTCCCCAAAAGGAAACTCCGCACACTCCTCAACAACTTCTTCGGCCCAGCGAGTATTTGGCCTCCAAACACGACCATCGCTAAAAAGCGGTGCGACTTGATTCGCTCTCACCCTCTTATCGTTTCCTCGGGAAGGCGTAAACTCTGAAACAATAATTCCACGCTGTCGCAACTCGGACGTAAGCGGAATGCCCGCTGCCTTCTGTTCCACGATAAACAGATCAGGCTTCACCCTCATGTAATCTTTGTACGCCCTCTCCTTCAAGTCTACAAAATCCATACGTGCCCTGAAAGCGTCCAGAAGAATGACATTTGCTTCTCCATCATCATCATGCCAAACGCCCCAATCCGTTCTTGCACTGAAATCGGATGCTTCCTTGCTAAGCATCGCTGTATCCCAGGACTGGAGAGTGAACTCTACTTTAGGTGGATCTTTGCCTTCCCACAACTTCCACCAATCTCTCTTGAGAATGGCACCTTCTTCGGACGTAGGTTTTTGCTGATACTGCGCCTGCCAATTCTGAATAGGAAGAGTGGCTCTGGTAGCTCTAAGTTCCTCTAAACTCCAGAACCCTGGCCAGATGGCTTTCTCATTTTCAGTGCCCTCGTGTAGGATCGCGGGCAGTTCGATGAGTTCCCACTGATCTGAGTCCTCACGCTCCATGCTCTCCTTGAGCACACGACCCGTGAGATCTCGCTTATGCCAGCGAGTCATCACAATGATGATAGCCCCTCCAGGCTGGAGCCTCTGGCGTGGACCAGACGTATAGTATTTATACGTCTTATCATAGGTCTCGGGGTCTCCCAACGCCGCTTCCTGCTCATCATGAGGATCGTCGATGATAAGAAGATCCGCACCACGTCCGGTCACACGTCCGTTAATACCTACGGCGTAATACTCACCCCTGTGATTTGTATTCCACTTTCCTGCTGCTTTCGAATCGGCCTTCAGCCCAACACCAGGAAATATTTCTTGGTATTCAGGCGAATCGACCAAGTCACGCACTTTACGACCGAAGTCTTTTGCCAAGTCTCCAATATTGGAACATTGGATTACCATCTTCTTCGGATTCCTGCCCAGGAACCATGCCGGGAGATAGTGGGAGGCAAACTCAGACTTAGTATGACGAGGTGCCATGTTAATGATGAGCCGCTTGAGCTTACCGTTAACTACACGTTCGAAAGCATCAGCCGTGACCCTGTGGTGGGCGCTTTCGATAAACTCATCCCAAGTATGCCGAACGAATGGAATGAATTCGCTTTGACATCTCTCGCGGTTCTCGGAGCTTTTAAGCTCGTCGAGAAGGCCCAATATATGGGACTTCTGATCCGACGTTGCTTGAGCTAGGTATGCTCGAATTCTGGCTTCGTTCACGTTTCTTAGCTAACGAAATTCATCTCAGCCACCAACGTTTCGCCACTGCTTTCTTTCTTCTTCTGGATCGGGCAACGTTAGGCCATCCTGTTGATACCGGGGCAATGATCTTACCGCGCTTTCAATAGCGGCGCTCGTCCGTTACCGCGAGCCCTCTGGCGCAGGGGATGGTTTTCATATACCGGATGTTCCAATAACTCTTCTACTAACTTTTTCATTTCTGGACTATCAATCCTACTAACAGCTTCACTTCTACGTTCGGGATCTAATGAGTCCTGTAGTATTTCTACAGCCTTTCCAAACTGTGTAG